CAAGAAATCCAGCGGAACGCGCCCTTTCTCTTCGCGCAACGGACATGGCAGAACTCATGGACATGACGACACGCCGGATGGAATGGATGTGTACCCAGGCTCTTCTTTATGGGAAATTCGATGCTGCAGGAAAATCGGAAGACGGCAAGCTGTCTATCCTTGATACAGTAACGTACAGCGGATGGACGCAGAAACAGACGCTTACTACTGCATCCGATTTGTGGACCGCGTATACTACGGCTGACATCTGGGGCAACCTGTCGGATATGGTTAAGACTGTCAGACATAACAGCGGACGCCAGCCGACCGTGGCATTCGGCAGCATGAAGACCGTAGAATGCATCATGAAGAATAAGAGTATTCAGGATTACTTGCTGGTTCCTAATGCTAATAACTTAAGTCTGCTTAGCATCGTTCCGTCGGTGGTATCTCCCGACGTAACGCGATTCGCGTATATCCCGATGCTTAATCTCAGTATCTACGCATATGATGCCATTTACACGGATGATGCGGGAACAGAACAGCAGTTCATTCCGGATGGCTATTTTGTAGTTGGTGTTCCGGGCCGTGGCATGCAGTTATTCGGCTCTATTACTCAGTTGGACCAGCAGAACAACTGGCAGACGTATGAAGGAAAGAACGTTCCTAAGGTATGGACTGATAATGCGCATGACGTGGAAAAAATCCGCATGGCATCTAAGGGCGTACCGAATCCGGAATATATCGATGATTGGTATACTTTGAAAGCATTTTAGGAGGATTTGCAATGGATATTCTAGTAAAGCAGTTCAGCGTAAAACATGAGGGAAAGATTTATCAGGCCGGGGATGTTATCCGCGGCCTCTCCGAGGAGGACGCTAACCGCATTTCCAGTCTCGCACATTTGGATGTGCAGGTACTGGAAGGCGGGGACGAAGTAGCGGCGGATACGGGCGGAAAACTTCCATCCGGTAAGCCTAAAGTAGTTAAATGAGTACGCTGAGGGATGAATTTAAAACCGACATACAGGACGCGTTCTTTACCGACGGGGATATGGCTGAAACAATTACATATACCCATAAGGGCGAGGCGCTTACCTTGTCGGCAGTGGCTGAGATAGGCGAACATGGAAGCAGTACACGTGATGCTAAAGCCAAAGGGGAAGGGTATGATGCCGTATTTACCATTAAATATGGTGATATTCCCGGAGGCCCCGTATCGGGGGATAAGATAACGTATGCGGGAAAATCGTATACGTTCGTAGCCCCCGATCAAGTTGTAGACGGTATCCTGTACAGGCTCCAGTTCGTCGCAAAGGAAACAGCCTTAAAGTTCGGATAGGGGGCGCGCATGGAGATACAAATAGAGATGCGGGATATGGCTACGCCATATCTCAAATCCCTCGTAGAGAATAACCCAAAGTGGCTGGCTAGTGCGCTTAAGTCCGCGGCATGGAAGACACAAAGGGCGGTTAAGTCGGGCATACAGTCCGGATCGCCTGGCGGTCATCCATATTCGCCGCTGATGCCTAACAAGATGCGGCGGTCATTGGAATCCGTATTAGGTGGAAACGTAAAGTCAAGATATAACCCTATGGGGCGCTTGCGTATGGCTGTTGGGTACGATAGCTCTAAAGCTGATATGGGCGTTGTAACGGTTGGATGGCTGAGCCATTCGGCCGTTTATTTAGGTGGCAAGCAACAGGAAGGGTACTCTATTACCGTAACGGATTCCCTTAGAAGGGCTTTCGCCGCTGCCGGTATCAAGCTGGGGGCGGGAAAGACACAATTAGAAGTAAAATCGCGGCCGACATTCGACCCGATGATGCCTGTTGTCCGTCCTATTGCGTCCAAGGCGGTAGAAGCTAAGTTACTCTCATATGTTTTAGGTAATAACAGCCGCTCATCGGCGGCCAGTACGAGGATTTATAAGGTATATAAGTGAGGTTTTAGCTTATGGAAATGACATTATCTCTGCAGGCCATTGTGGATAAATGGCTGTCCGTACTCGAATCCTCGGAGGTGATCCTAAAATTTTGTAAGGATAAGTACGGTAAAGCCCCTGCTTTTTTGGCAGGGGCTAATCCACGTCAATCACCCGATGAGTCATATTGTCCGTTCATCCTTCTGCTGCCCGGGGGAAAGACCGAGGGCGCAGGAGTAGATGAACAGGAGTACAAAATCGGGATTGCGTGGGTGATATCCCAAGGAAATTTAAAAGTTGATGGAGTAGTAAAGCCCTTTGACGACTATCCGGACGCCACGGAAATAAAAGCCGTAGGAATGGAAGAAGCGGACGAACTGGGGCAGATTATATACGAAGTACTGCAGACCTGTGCTATTGATGCGGGGTATCCAATCAGCAGTATCGAGTATGACATCTCGCCGCAGTCCACGTTCCCGCAGTTTGCCGGGACGATGGTAGCAACGACACGGATAGAACCCGCTCTGGGCGAAACATTAACATATTGAGGAGGTATTAAAGGATGGCAAAACAAGCTAAGGGCATAAAAAGTATTACCAATTTAGCCTTTGAAACGACATACGGAACAATCCCGACAACGGGAACGTTCTACCGCATGCCGATTAATAAAAACGCATTAACATCTAAGCAGAATCTGATTGAATCGAACACGATAACGGGGCGCCGTGATGCGGTAGAACCTGGTATCGGACAGTTGGACGCATCCGGACAGTTGGAATGTCCGTTGGACGTCCGAAATGTGGGCAACGTATTGAAAGCATTGTTTGGGGCGCCAACGACAACACCAGTATCCGGTAAAACGGGCGTATACCAGCACGTATTTAAAGTACTGGATGAAGTACCGTCGCTGACAGTAGAAAAGGGATTCCCTGACATTGCACTTTTCTACCGCTATGCGGGCGTTAAGGCCAGCAAGTTCTCCCTTACCGCGCAGGTAGGGAACAACGAAACGACATACACACTGGACACGATGGCAGCCAATGAAACAGAAAGCACTACGGCGCTTTCAGAATCACCGACATCGTTGCCGCTTGAAAAATTTAACAACGTCAACGCCGCCGTTAAGGAAGGCGGAACGACACTGGGCATATGCCGCAGTATGCAGGTTGATATCGATAACGGGCTCGACGGGGATACGTACTGCCTGAATGGCTCAGGCATACGCCCGTCCATCAATGAAGGCACTTTGGCCGTATCGGGTTCTATCGAAGTCCTATTTGAAGACAATGCCCTGCTTACCAAAGCGATGAACGGGACTGAAACATCTCTCGAACTGGTATATACCAAGGGCGATAACAGCCTCAGCTTCCTTATCCCTGAAGTTATCCTTGAACGGGCGACGCCGACTATCGATGGATCCAAAGGCATTAAAGCTAAGCTGAGTTATAAGGGCTTTTATGCGAACGATACAAACAATTCCACCGCGGTTGTAACGCTGATTAACGATGTTGCAGAGTACTAGGAGGTAGTTATTGATGACAGATGAAGAAAAGAAACAGGAAACAAAACGGGTCGAAATCTATAAAGAATGGCAGAAACGCGTTAAAGAATTAGCCGGGGAAGGAAAGCTCCCACCGTTGCGGTCCCTGACACGGGTCGAACGTAAGGCGCTCGATAAGAAGGGCATTAATTACCTTAAGGTGGCATTTAGTAATACTCGCAATCCCCTCGCAGTGCAGGAAGAATGCTATGACTGGATTATGGATAATGCTTTCAAGGATTTTGATTTTTCAGAGACACCAAACAACGTATGCTTTAATTTTGCGTCCATAGTGTACAAGATGACATACGGGGACCAGTTAGCCGAAAAAAACTAATAGATGTCTGGCAGTGGGTAGTCGAGAAGTCTGAATACTGCGATACATGCAGGGATTTGGGCAAGGATGATGACTGCCAGGCATGCCCCGATAGGTCACCTGAATTGATGCCAGTCAATCAGGTGGCCTATTCTTTATGGTGCTATAGCCAGTCACAATGGCGCGTAGGGGCTTATGGAAGCATGGACTGCATAGCGCCCATACCTTGCGGGATGGATTATACCGGCGTACGAGCCGTAGCAGAGATGCTGGACCTGGACGACGAACTATCACCCGCGGTATTTCTCAAGCTGAAAGCGCTCGAACAGTACGAGCTGAAGCGAATCAGGAGGCGGATAACGGATAATGTCAGCGAATGATGTACAAATAAACATAATAGGTACCGACAGGGCTACACCGGCATTCACCAGTGCCGCCCGGTCCGCACAGGCTACTACTGAAAGTATCAGTGGTATGGGGAACAGCTTCTCCATGCTTAACAGTACCTTAGCCAATACAGCAGGGTTTACCCTAGCTATTGCCGGAATAGACGGCATCGCGGAGGCGATGCACTCCACGATAGGCGCCGCTGTTGAGTTTTATACGACAATGCAGACCGGGGCTATATCCATGGCGGGCACTCTGATGAGTATGGGTAAGCTCAGCGGGCAGACGATGCAATGGAACGAAGCTATCGGGATGTCTAAAGAGCTGATGATGGAGCTGTCCGATCAAGCGTTAGTTACGGGCGCATCGACACAGGAAATATCAGATACGTTCCGTGCTATGCTGCCTAACGCCCTAAGCGCTAAGATGACTATCGAGCAAACGATGCAGCTAGCCAGTACGCTTACCACAACAGGCAAAGCAATGGGCCTGCAAGGAAATACGCTTGTTCGAGATGTACAGGATTTAATTAGTGGTAATAACGTTCAGCGTACAAAACTGGGCGTTATTTTAGGTTTGTCTAATGCCGACATACAAGAAGCTAAGAATTCTGCCGGCGGGCTGTTCAACTTCTTGCAAGACAGGTTAAAGGGCGAAGTGCAGGCTAACCAGAATTATTTGGATTCTCTCGAAGGACGCTTTAATCATTTGAAGGAAGCTGTTTCCCGTGTAGGCGGGTTGGGGATGTCCCCATTGTTACAATCTGGAACCGATTTGCTTACCGATATGGCTAATAAGCTTGTGCAAGTAGATGCAGAAAGTAAAAAAGTAACGGGCATCAATCCTAGCGTAGTAGAAGGGCTGCAAAATGCTGGTATCGTGCTTATGCATATCGGCGAACAAGCAAGGATAGTAGGGCAGGATGTAAGTACAGTAGCTGTTCCTGCTTTTAATCTGCTAGCGGCGGCGATAGAACTTGCAGCTCAGCATGGGGCAACTCTTACAGAGGGGCTCGTGGCTTTGTGGGCCGGGAAGAAGCTTAATGCATACGTAACCGATTACCGTAACGGGCTTACCGGGGCCGCTGAAGCGCAGACATTCTTGGGAAAAGCGGCGGCGCAGACGAGAACCCAGATGTTAGCCCAACAGGCAGCGGCTAAATCGGCCGCGCTTAGTTCGGCGACATCGATATCCGCGTCCCGTGTAGGCTCTTCTACACTGTCTACCGCGGCTATATCGCGACAGATAGTACTTGAATCGGCGCTGGGGAACGCGGTTGTAAGTACGACACAAAAGCAGGCCAACCAGCTCATGGTTGCCAATCAGGCTAAGACGTCGTTCACGGGGGCTAGTCAGGCATTGATTGCCGGTGAAAAAGAACTGGCGATACAGATACTGCAGACAAGCGCTACTCTTGATGCTCAGGGTGCAGCGTCCGAGATGATGGCCGCCCGTGCTACCCAGGCGATAGAACTCATCCGCTTAGGCGAGGTAGAACTTGCCCAACAGATACTTAATACTACGGTGGCGACTGACTTACAGGGTGTATCCGGGCTTGAAAGTGGAACTAAAACCGCGGCAGGTGCGGGCATAGGTGCAGTCGCGCAGCGTGAACTGGCAGCGACTACTGCAGTAACTACCGCGGCGAACGTAGAGAACGGGGTAGCCGCTACCGTTGCCGGTGCTAAGACGGTAACCGCGGGGAATGTAGCGAGAAGCGCATTATCTACGGTGCTTACGGGGGTAAGCGCCCTTATCGGTGGATGGATAGGGCTTGCGGCCGCTATAGGTTATGCGACGTATAAGCTCATCCAGTTCGGCCAGCAGGATAAGAACTGGAACGATAATCATACTTTCGACGTAGGCGGGCAAAAATACATTGTCGACCAGGATGGCAAGATACAGGGTATATTCGGGTATGGTACCGATGGCGGCCCTCAGTATACGCGCAACGTAGACGATACTATCGACGATGATACGAAGAACGCCATCCTTGATATGGACAAGCAGGCAACTGAGGCCCGAGAGGAAGCCCAGCGTGAGCAGGACATGGAAAATCAAAAGGCTGAGATGAAGCGCGGGCTCGAGATGCAGGCATCAATCATGGGCGACCCCGAAATGCAGAAACTAATGGGCGGGGTAACCGGCGCGTATACAGGGGATGAGAAAGAAAATGCCGCGGGTGGCGGCGTTAAAACCGACGCGGAAAAGCAGGCAGAAAAAGATGCCAAAGATGCCGAAAAAGCCGCTCAGCAGGCCGCGCAGGCGAATCAAAAGTACGCGCAGATAATGTCTGAAAATGCGGAAACAATCCGCAAGGCCAATGAAAAGGTAGAGAACATCATAGCCAGCATGGACGAAAAGATACTGGAAGAAACAGGTACCCAGTACGATATCGACATGGCCAAGGCTAAGAAGGAATATCTCTCTACTATCAAGAGTATCAACGACGCCACCGTAACGCTTAAAACGTTCTCGGCTAAAGATGCGCAGCGCATGGCCGGAGGAGGTTCTACCCAGCAGAACTGGATAGAAAACCTGCTCTCAGGCGACGATGCCATTACGACGCTTACTGCGCAGAAGCTCCACCTCTTATCGCAGAAGTACTACGAGCTGACGGGCGAACAGCCAACGGTTACCAGTATGCACCGGTACGGGGATGGCTCATCGTGGCATGACAGCGGGCAGGCGTTTGACTTGTCTGACAGCAACCTTGAGAACAACCGAGACCTGCGCCAACAGCTGATGGAATACGCTAAGACGATAGGGCTCAACCCATTGGATGAATATGAATCGGAGAACGCGCAGTACGGGAGCTACAATGTCCACTTTACGGATAATCAGTCGCCGATAGCTGTACCGGATACCACTGCGACGGTAACGGAAGCGGCGCAGACGGCATCCGCTATCCCCCAGACTGAGATGGTAGGCGTAATCACACAGGCCTGCCAGCAGCTGGGGTTCCAGGACACGGCTCTTGCTATCGCAATAGCGGCTAAGGAATCCGGCGGCGGGAATGTGCAGGATATCGACCCCAACGCGTATAACAGCGATTCAGGGGCGGCGGGCATGTTCCAGATAACATCCGGGCAGGATGTAATGGGCGATGACGGAAACCGCTACGCAATATCTGATTTATATCCGAACTATGGCTCTGACCCAATGCAGAACGCTCTTGCGGGTATTACAATGCTAATGGACAAGATAAAAGCTACAGGTGATACATGGGCGGGCGTTGCCGCATATAACGGTAGCGGCTCAGAGGCGCAGGAATACGCCAATGATGTTCGGGGTATCCGTGACTCGTTGGGCGGCAGTACGGGTGTAAACCTTGTGCCGATGACCTATACGCGATATACGTCCCCATTGGCCGGACAGGCTAAAGAAGAAGCACAGCGGTACCGTAACCTGCAAGAACAGAAGGCCTTAACGGACCTGCTGATTCGGCAGCGAAAACAAAAAGAAGAAACGATGGCCAATATGACTGAGTACGAAATGCTTGATAATGTCTCTGGTCATGACCAGCGGGAGATGTACATAAATTCCAAAGCGCAAGCCGAAATCAACGCCAACAACGATAAGTACAAAGACTACTACAAAGAAACGGGGGATGAACAGTCCGCAAAGGCTTATCTCCATTCCATTAACTTTGGCGTGACGTATAAGCAGAACTCATCTCTGCGAGAACTGGCATCCACTGAGTACGACGAATGGAAACAGCATCTCAACGATATGAGTTACATCGACAACGATTATCAGAGCGAGGTAGATAC